AGCCTGACTACATTGTTGGGAAGCACCATAGGATTCTCGCTGACATGTTGATGGCGATTGAACGTGGTGACAAAGATCGTATTTGCGTCAATATTCCGCCCCGCCACGGTAAATCCCAGCTAGTGTCTATCATGTTCCCTGCATGGTTCTTGGGGCGGAACCCCACAAAAAAGGTCATGATGGTGTCTCACACCACCGATTTGGCTGTGGATTTTGGGCGTAAAGTGCGTAACTTGATTGCTACGGATGAGTACAAGGCGATATTTCCTACCACTGCACTAGCACAGGATAGTAAGTCAGCAGGACGCTGGAACACAAACGTTGGTGGTGAATACTATGCGTGTGGTATCGGGTCAGCCCTAGCTGGTCGCGGTGCTGATCTGTTGCTTGTAGACGACCCGCACTCAGAACAGGACGTGATTAACGGCAACTTTGATGTGTTTGAGAAGGCTTACGAGTGGTTCACATTTGGTGCTCGTACGCGCCTCATGCCGGGAGGTAGAGTAGCCATAATTCAAACCCGATGGCATCTCGACGACCTGACAGGGCGCGTGACTAGGGATATGACACAGAATGATCTGGCTGACCAGTACGAAATTGTAGAATTTCCAGCTATTTTAACGATACCGAATAAGAAGACGGGTAAGCAGATAGAGAAACCTCTCTGGCCTGAGTTCTTCGACATGAAAGCGCTAGAAAGAACAAAGGCTTCTATGCCTGTGTTCCAGTGGAATGCGCAGTATCAACAGCAGCCCACAGCCGAGGAAGCCGCCATAATCAAGCGTGAGTGGTGGCAGGTGTGGAAAAAAGACACGCCGCCGATGTGTGAATATATTATCATGTCGCTTGACGCCGCAGCCGAGAAGCACAACCGTGCAGACTTTACAGCTCTTACCACGTGGGGTGTTTTCTTGGAAGAAGAGACCAACGCGTACAATATTATATTGCTTAATAGCATAAAAGAGCGTATGGAGTTCCCAGAGCTTAAAGATCGAGCGATGGAAGAATACTCCGACTGGGAGCCTGATTCGTTTATCGTGGAGAAGAAAAGTGCAGGCACAGCGTTATATCAAGAAATGCGGCGAATGGGCCTCCCAGTGCAAGAGTTCACTCCTCACAGGGGCACAGGTGATAAAACAGCGCGTCTTAACTCCGTTGCAGACATCGTTGCGTCGGGTATGGTCTGGGTTCCAGAAACTCGTTGGGCTGAAGAAGTAGTGGAAGAGGTTGCTGGATTCCCGTTTATGAGTCATGATGACTTAGTAGACGCGACTGTCATGGCCCTCATACGTTTCAGACAAGGGGGCTTTATTCGTCTTCCTACTGACGAGCCAGATGAACCACGTTTCTTCAAAGGAAAACGCGGTGGGTATTATTAAGAGGTAAGCTATGGCTATCGAAAAAGGATTATACGAGGCTCCTGAAGGGCTAGACGAAATGGAAGACATGGAAGATCAAGACATTGATCTTGAAATCGAGGTCGTAGACCCCGAAGCAGTTACTTTGTCTGATGGCTCTATGGAGATTACTCTGATTCCTGACGCCAATATTGCCAGCCTTGCCGATTTTGATGCGAATCTTGCTGAAATGCTCGATGATACGCAATTAAATATCTTATCCAGTGATTTGACTGGGTTGATCGAAGCTGACGTACAGAGCCGCCAAGAATGGACAGATGCCTACGTCAAAGGCTTGGATGTGCTTGGGTTCAAGTACGAAGAACGTGCAGACCCGTGGGAAGGCGCGTGTGGTGTTTACTCTAACGTGTTAGCAGAAGCAGCCATACGGTTCCAAGCCGAAGCTATGTCAGAGACATTTCCCGCAGCGGGGCCAGTAAAGGTCAAAGTCCTTGGTGAAGAGACTAAGGAGAAGACTGAGGCCGCACAGCGCGTAAAAGCGGACATGAACTACGAGTTGACTGAGCGTATGATAGAGTACCGCTCAGAGCATGAACGGATGCTGTACAGCCTTGGATTGGCTGGGTCAGCGTTTAAGAAGGTGTACTATGACCCCAACATGGGGCGGCAGGTAGCTATCTATATCCCTGCTGAAGACGTCATCGTGCCATATGGTGCGTCTAACATAGAGACAGCAGAACGTGTTACGCACTGTATGCGTAAGACAAAGAACGAGTTGCGTAAGCTGCAAGCCGCAGGATTCTATCGTGAGGTAGACTTGGGCGAGCCACAGCAGTTCCACAGCGACATCGAGGAGAAGAAAGCGGAAGAAAATGGGTTCTCGCTAACCGATGACAACCGCTACTTTGTGTACGAAATCCACGCTGAATTGGTTATTGATGGTATTGATGATGAAGATGACATCGCAAAGCCTTATGTAGTTACCATTGAGCGTGGGTCGGGCGAGGTGCTAGCGATCCGTAGAAACTACGAAGAGAGCGATCCACTAGCACTAAAGAGACAGCACTTCGTCCATTACCCGTACGTGCCCGGATTTGGCTTTTACGGCCTCGGCCTTATTCATATCATCGGTGGATATGCAAAGGCGGGCACATCCTTGATACGTCAGCTTGTTGATGCTGGTACGCTCTCCAACCTCCCGGGAGGGCTGAAGTCCAGAGGACTCCGTATCAAGGGTGATGATACGCCGATTGAACCCGGTGAATGGAAAGACGTAGACGTACCGTCAGGTAGCATCCGTGATAACATCATGCCGCTACCGTACAAGGAACCTAGCCAGACCCTTCTCGCCTTACTGAATCAGATTACACAGGAAGGACGTAGGCTAGGCGCTATCTCGGACATGAATATCTCAGACATGTCTGCAAATGCGCCAGTTGGCACGACTCTTGCATTACTAGAACGTACCTTAAAGCCTATGGCTGCGGTGCAATCAAGAGTCCACTATTCCATGAAGCAGGAGTTTAAGTTGCTCAAAGCTATTATAGCTGAGCACGCTCCTGCGGAATATGCCTACCAACCGCATCGTGGGGAAGTAAGCGCACGCCGTGCAGACTATATGCTGGTGGATGTGATCCCTGTAAGCGATCCCAACTCGTCAACTATGGCGCAACGTGTGGTTCAGTACCAAGCTGTACTGCAGATGGCACAGCAAGCCCCCCAGATTTATGACTTGCCACAGCTACACCGTCAAATGATTGACGTGTTGGGCATCAAGAACGCGGACAAGTTGGTGCCGATCACAGAAGATGCTACACCGAAAGACCCAGTGAGCGAGAACATGGACGCTCTAAAAGGTTCTCCGCTCAAGGCGTTTATCTATCAGGACCACCAAGCGCATATCGCGGCCCACCAGTCGTTTATGCAGGACCCGATGGTTGCACAGATGATTGGGCAAAACCCGCAAGCCAAGCAGATCATGGCGGCTCTACAGGCACACTTAGCAGAACACCTTGGGTTCCAGTACCGTCAGCAGATCGAAGAGAAACTGGGTGCTCCACTACCAAAACCGGGCGAGGAGCTACCAGAAGAGGTGGAAATCCAACTATCTCGCCTTGTTGCAGACGCTGGAACACAGCTTACACAGGCTCATCAGCAGCAAGCAGCACAAAAACAGGCACAGCAACAGGCTCAAGACCCAATCTTGCAGCTTAAACAGGCTGAAATGCAGGTCAAACAGCAGGAAGTACAGCGTAAAGCGGCTAAAGATCAAGCAGATATGCAGCTTAAACAGGCTGAAATGCAACAACGTACCGCTAAAGACATGGCAGACGCTATGATTGAAGCGGAAAAACTAAAAATAGACCGCGCTGAAGTGGCTATTGAGGCCGAATCTAAAGGGGTACAGTTAGATCAGGCCATGCGCGATTCGGAAGATCGCACGAATTTAGAGCTTTTACGTATAGCGGAAGGTCGTAGAGGTTCTAAAAAAGGAGGCCAAAAAGAGGAGTAATATATGGCAAAAACCGTCTTTGACGTGCTTTTAGAGCGGATTGACGAGGATATAGTCCGCACTAAAGACTTTATTGCTGGAGGTGGCCCAAAAGACTACCCCCAGTATCGGGAAGCTGTAGGTGGTGTTCGAGGTCTCGAAGCCTGCAAGCAATATGTACAAGACCTTGCGAAAAACTACTTGGAAGATGACGATGACTGAAGCAGCAGTAAACATCAGCGACACTGATTTTGAACAACAACTACCCGCCCCCGCAGGATACAAACTATTGATTGCCTTACCACAGGCGTCAGAGACGTACGAAGGGTCTAGTATCTTGAAGTCCGATAAGGAACGAGACTTAGACCACATCATGTCTATTATTGGGTTAGTTGTAGACATGGGGAAACAAGCCTACGCTGACAAAGAACGGTTCCCTGAAGGCCCTTGGTGCCAACAGGGTGACTATGTGATGTTCCGTATGAACTCGG